CCATCAGGTCCGGCGAGCGCCACAGCGTGAAGCGCTCCACCCGGCCGCCGCGCGCCACACAGACCGCGTTCACGTCGCCCGCGATCGAGCGCGCCACGTCCACCCCGAGCGTCGTCTCCCCCGGGGCCACGTCCGCCGCCTGCGCCTTCTCCACCAGCGCGAAGCTGAAGAGCTGCCCCTCGCCCGCGTCGGCGAACTCGCCGCGGACGCGCATCTGGTACAGCGCCGACTCCACGCCCCACTCCCGCGCGCGCCCCTCCACCCACTTCGGGTTCACGCGCGAGCTGTCCTCGCTCGAGAGGTGGATCTGCTTCCACCAGCCCTCGCCGTCGTTGCACGCCCGGAAGAACGGGCCCTGCGGCGCCCCCGGCGTGCTCGCCACCACCAGCCGCGAGTCGTCCCCGCCCGTGAGCGCCCCCTGCAGGGCGTCGTACACGTCCTGCCCGATGCCCTTCGTCTCGTCCATCAGGAGGAGCACGCCCCCTTCGGCGTGGATACCCTCGATCCGATCCGGCTCCGTTGCCGGCATGCCGAGCACGGCCCACTCCTCGCCGAAGCCCTCCACCACCACGCGCCCCGCCTGCAGCTCGACCGGGAGCGCCGTCCGAGCCCGCCGTGCGAGCTGGCGGATCGCCGCGAAGACCACGCCCCGCACCTGGCGGGCAAACTGCGGGGCCACCACCACCACCTTCGAGTCCGGCCGCGTGAGCAGCCACCAGAGGGCGAGGATCCCCAGGCTCGTGGTCTTCCCCGTGCCGTGCCCTGACCGGATCGCTACCCGCTCGTGGTCCCGCACCGCCTCGAGGATATGCCACTGGTACGGCGAGCCGTCCGAGCGCCGGGTGGCGGACTCCACCCCGAGCACCTCCTGGGCGAAGCGGACGGGCTCGTGCCGGTACTCGGCAAAGGCCGGCGCTCCGGGGAGGTCCGGGGCCTGCATGCCGTCGAGCTTGCGCTCGAGCCCATGCAGCCGCCGCGTGGTGGACCGGGAGCGCCCGCCCATCAGGCCGCCCCGCCCAGCTTCCGGCCCTGCGACCGAGCCCGCTGCAGCTGCTGCTCGAGCTCGTGCACGCGCCGCAGCGCCGCCTCGAGGCGGTGCTCGTGCTGCCGGGCCTCATCGCCCCGGAGCCACGTGTCGCACGCCTTGCTCATCGCGTTGGCGACCTGCGGGGTGATCGCCCCCACCCCCACGGCCCGGGCCGCCAGGTCGAGCGCCGCCTGGGCGTCGGCCGCCGACGTGAAGGGGCCGAGCGTGCGCACCTGGGCGAGCAGCTCGGCGCGCCGGCGCTGCAGGTTGACCTTCGCCTTGTGCGCGCGGATGGCGTCCTCCCGCGTGGGGTACGCGCGCTTCGGCTCGGCGAGCGCCTCAGCGCCCGTCTGCGGCCCGATCGGCCCCGTCCCGCCCTCGGATGCGGTCGCCCCCCCGTCAGGGCCGCCAGCGGGCAGGGAGGCGGCTTCCCGAGGGGGTTCCGATGTCGTCACCACGAGCGAAAGAGGCGCCGCATCGGCGGTCGGTTGGCTGGGGGTCGTGAGGTCTTCGTGCATCATTCCGGTGTATCGGCCAGAGTGAGAACGCGGCAAGTCGTTGCCGTGTCAGCGGTTGCGGGATGTGTGGATGACGGCCCCGGAATCCGGTGTCCGGACATTCGAGGGCGGCGCGGAAGCCCGACGACGGCGCGTGCGCGGGGGGGCTGATCGGCCGATTTGCCCGATTCACCAGCCACCAGACAGATCCATCTGTCTGGTCCAACTTTCGCGCTACGCGCGTGCGCAGAAGAGAAGTTTGCGTATAGACAGATCATCTGTCTGATCTGTCTGGGCCCAGCAACTCAAGGGCGTCCGACCGCAAGCGGAGACCCTGCCACCCGCGGGTCTGCCGCGCTCCCCGTCGCGCTTCGGTGCAGCCATGCTGCTTGAGTAGGCGCCCGAAGGCGGTCTTCCCCATGGCGCGGTCGCCTTCATGCTCCGCCCAGCGCTGGTACGCCTTGAAGAGGTCCGCGGTCGGGGCCCAGAAGTCGGGCGCCCGTTCGCAGGCGTCGTCCAGGAACGGCCCCAGCTCATCCGTCGCCTTCCGGTACTCCTCCACGGCCTGCAGGACACTCGCGGGGGGCCGGAGGCCCTGCTCGGCCCACAGCTGCGCGCCCTCGAGGGCCCAGCGCAGGATGCCTGGGGCCTCGGGGCCGGTGAAGCGGGCGAGCAGGCCGGGGTCCTTGCCGGCGCCGTCGAAGGTGCGCAGGAAGGGGATGAGGTGCACGCGGCTCCAGATGGCGATCTCGCGGCCGCGGATGTGGGGCCGGTGATTGGTGAGCAGCCACAGCTTGAATTGCGGGGTGAAGGTGAACGGCGCCTCGTACTTCTGGCATGCCTGGATCTGGTCGCCGCCCGTGATGCGCTTGAGGATGTGCTCGGCGAAGGCCCCGCTCGCGCTCGACTCGCTGGCATGCGCCAGGCGGACGCCGGGCAGGAGCGCGAGCTCCGGGGTGTTGCCGCCGGGCCGGTCCTTCGCCGTGAAGGCGTCGAAGGACGTGGTGGCGGCGTAGGAGCCGAAGACGCGGGCGAGCGCCTCGATCGCGGTCGTCTTGCCGTTGCGGCCGGCGCCGTGGAGCAGGAAGAAGACGTGCTCTTCGGTGTCCCCGGTCAGGGAGTAGCCCGCGGCGCGCTGGAAGTAGTCCACCAGCTCGGTGTCGCCGTCGAAGACCTCGAGCAGGAACTGCGCCCAGCGGGGCGCCGTCGCGTCGGCGACGAACGGCACGGCCGTGACGCGCGAGTGCATGGCGTCGGGCGCCGGCGGCTCGAGGGTGCCGGTCATCACGTTGAAGACGCCGCTCGGGGTGTTCACGCGGCGCGGATCCCGGTCGAAGTCCTCCGGGCGGACAGGCGCGCGCGACTGCGCGAGCCGGAGGAACGCCTCAATGCCGCGCCGCTGCTCCGTGTCGCGGGCCCACTTCCCCAGCGCCTTGCGGGCGGCCGGGGTCTCGGCGTCGGCGGCTTCCGCGTAGATGCGACCCGCGAGCCCCTGGGCGCGCAGCCACACCTGCCCGGTCGCATCCGGCGACCATGTGCTGCCGTCGCACACCCACCAGGTCCGGCGGGCGTCGTCGTACCGGAGGTCGGGGTTCGCCTCCACGAAGCGCTCCGCGTTGCGGGCGTCGGTGAGCCCGAGCTCGTACTCGAGCGAGAGCCCGGGACCCGCGTCGGCGGGCGCGGCATCAGGCCGCACGACGGCGAGGGGAGCGCGAGCCGGTGACGTCATGCGGCGACCGACCCCCGGCGGCCGGCGCGGAAGCCGTAGCGGCACTGCCGCGCGAGCTCCCGCGGCGCCAGCGGATGCGCGAGCGCCGCGTTCCACGTCTCGAGGCAGCGCTGGGCCTCCTCGGGGGACGCGCCCAGATCCCGGAGGAACGCGGCGAAGCGGAACGCCACGGCGTGCCGTTGCCCCACGGCCGTGTCGGCGAAGCGACGGGCGAAGCCGGCGGCCCGCCGCTCGAGCTCCTCCGTCGGCGCGGCCGTCGCGGGCGCCTCTAGCCGCGCCTTGGCGTCGGCCCGCTCCGCCCAGGCGGCGAGCAGCAGAGACGGGAGCGCGGCGGGGCGGCCCTTGATCGCCCAGCGGTAGACGACGCCGGAAGGATGCCGCGACGGAGGGAGCAGCACGTAGCCCCGCGCGTGCCGGATGATGACGCCCTCCCACGTGCCCGGGATCTCCACGTCGGCCGGCGCGCGCCAGTAGTCATGCGTGCCGGCGGCCGTCTGGACTTGGAGCGCCGGCGTCTCGAGGCCCCAGCGCGCCCGCATGGCCTCTGCGTCGGGGCTGTCGATGTCGAACGCGAGCCAGCCGGCGGACGCGGGGACGAAGCCGAGATTCGCCTCGGGGCAGGCGCCCCACCAGCGGTCGATCTGCGCCACTCGGGCGGTGGCCTCGAGGTGGCCCCGCGAGCCCGGGAAGGGCGTCTTCCGCGACGGCTCGAGGGGGAAGATCGCGAGGCCGCGCGCCCCGTAGCCGCGGGCGGCCCGATGGAAGCGGCTCACGGGGTGCCCTCCGGCGTCGTCGGCCACACCCAGCCTTCCCCCTCGCACGGCTCGCACGCTTGGTCCGGGCCGTAGGGCAGCGTCGGGGACGGCGGCGCCGCCGTCACGATGCCGCGGCCATTGCAGGCCCGGCACACGACAGCGGCCGAGTACTCGACCACGAGCGCCGCGAGCCGGTCCTGACTCACGCGCAGACGGGAGGCGAGCGCGATCGCGCGGACGTAGCCGGTGAGCGCCGGGCCCGTGTAGCCGGACGCGCGCGCGAAGCGCACGATCGAGCGAAGCTGATCCGGGGCCTCGGTCATCAGCGGGCGCGTCACGCGGCGCTCTCCTGCGGCGGCTCTTGAACGGCGGCGCATGCCTGGGCGAGCGTCGAGAGGATGGCGGCCCGGAACTCGTGCGCGAGTTGAGCCGTGTAGGAGAGGCGCGGCGGCTTGCTGGTCCGCCGGCGCCGGGGTAGGCTTCGCGTGCGCTTCTTCATGTCCGTGACGGGATGGAGGGAGAGCAGATGCGCCTCGGGGCCCTGGCCGGCTCCGAGGCGCGTGTCATTTCAGGCCGCGGTCGGCGGCTGCAGCTGCTGCTCGCGCCACGCGAGGATCGCGACTCGCGAAAGGCGGACGAATCGGCCGAGACGGTAGTGCGGGATCCGCTTCTCCCGGCAGAGGCGGGAGATCACGTGTGGCTTCTCGCCGAGGAACGCGGCCGCCTCCGGCACGGTCAAGCGATCTTCCGCCGGCGAATCGGCCGGCTCGACGCGGGGCGTCATCGCTCAGCCCGGGTAGTTGTCGATCCACCGCGGCCCGCGGGCGGCGTCGGCGATGTCGAGCGCCGCGCCGATGGGGTCGAGCTCGGCCCAGCGGGCGCGCTGCGCTTCGGGCCGGTCGAAGTAGCCCGGCGCCAAGAGGCCGCTCTTCATGATCAGCTCGAGGTCGAGCTGGCCCTCGAGCTGCCTGAACGTCGCCCGCGCCATGCGCAGCTCGTGGCCCCACTCAGCCAGCTTCTCGGCAAGCGCGACCGCGCGCGGGTCGTCCTCCGCAATGCGCCGACGGATGTAGCCGCGCGCGATCTCGGCGTAGCGCGTGGGCATGCCGAAGACTTCCGGCCCTTCGGCGATGGCCTGGGCCATGTCGAGCGGCACGGGCTCGTCGCCGAGCACACCCTTCCCCTCGAGCACCCGCTCGGCCGCTTCACGGGCCAGATCAGAGCGCCGCAGGCGGTCCGCCCAGAAGCCGGCCTTCGAGTAGTCCGGCGCCGGCAGCGCGGCCACAGCGCGGTCGAGGTACTGCTTGAGATCCCGGCCGGCGAGGCGCTCCTGCCGGTTGACTTCGTTCCCGGCTTCGATCGCGGCGCGGACGCGGCCGCCGGCGAGGAGTTCGCCCGTCGCCTGGATCATGGCGGAGCGGCTGTCGTAGCCCTTCTGCTGCAGCTGCTCGAGCTTCTGCCGCGCCTGGTCGGCGAGCGTGGGGAGCGGGGAGAGGATGGCGGATGGCATGGGGTGCCCTCGGGTCGGATTCACGCCCGGGGCTGGCAGCGTCCGGGCACTCGTCAGGCACGATGCGGGGGGCACCCCCTTGTGCGGCACGAATTCTCAGACGAATATTCGTCGTATGCCGACGAAATTTCAGCCAGTCATCGAGGTACACCGCCAGCACCTTGCCCGAACCGTCGCAGACCGGTTCGGACGTGCGGCAGTCGCGAAGAAGCTCACGTTGCAAGAGGCCGCCACGCAGTGCGGCATTCCGAGGCAGACGTTGCACACCTGGGAAAAGGGCCGTGCCGCTCCCAGTGCGGCATCCGTGGCGCAGATCTGCGATAACCTGGGAGTAGAGGCCGACTGGCTGATGGGCGATGGCGATAAGACGGCCGTCCGCTTCCGCGGGCAGGAGGAACGCCGGCGGCGTGAGGCAGTTACGACAGCCCTCGGCCAAGTCCTTGAGGGCAAGGTGGCGGAGTACCTGCATAAGCGCTGCGGGATCCCGGAGTATCGGCCGATTGACGGCACGGCGGTCCTCGAGTTTCTCCGGACGGCAGTTGAGCAACGCGTTGCCTGGGAGGATCAGGTCGCCGACGCGATCGGTGACGTGCTGAACACCGCCGGTCCGTTCCTGCACGACTCTCGCGACGAAGCGCGCGCGGCGCGCGAGCAGCGGCACGCCGCGATGCGCGCAGCGTGGGAGTCGCGACTCCCACCGCAGGTTGCGGTGCCGGACTTCGAAGACAAGCCCTGAGACGAGGGGGCTGCCCGGCCGCGTTCGACTGCACCTCGCGATACACTATCGAGCGCGCGCGGGTGTATCGGGCCAGATGTCAGGCCACCGGACTTGCCGTGCATCGCGGGCCAAGTCGTGACGAGCCAACACGTTCCGCTAACGAAGCGACGCGGGCGCAATGAATCTGCGCCCGCCTTTGGATCCGATGATGGTGGTTCGAATCCACCAGGGGCAACTCGTGGGACCGCCGACACTTAGGCCCCGTGGCCGCGCGTGCCGGCGAGCGCTTTACCCCCGCATTGTGCGGAGTGATACACTATCCGCCCCGGTCGGCGCCGAGACGCCCAACAGCCGTTCCCAGCGCGGCAGATCGGCCAGGTCCACCTCCTGCAACATCCCCACGTACACGTCCTTCGTCGTGCTGAGCTGGGCGTGGCCAAGCTCCTGCGCGACCGTGGTATCCGGCCGGCCGCGCGCGAGCTCAAGCGTGGCGTAAGTGTGCCGGAGGTTGTGCGGCGAGATCGGGTGCAGCCCCGCCGCCGCCTTGGCGGCTGCAGCCGCCGCCTTCCAGGCCTTGAGGGCCACCTTGAAGCGTTCCGACCGGGACGACGGCGGGAGCTCCGGCAGCGACTGCCCGGTGAGCCGCGCCGCCGCTTCGGCCAGGATGTCTCCGAGGTGGTGCGCGGCCAGCTGCCCGACGTTGATCGGGTCGCCGAACGTCGTGGCGAAGACCAGCCCCCGATCGCGGTACTCGGCCCCCGCCTTGAGCCGGTGCTCCGCCTGGGCGATGCGATGCGCGCGCAGCACGCGGACCGCCGCCGGTTTGAGCTCGAGCTGCCGGGTGCTCCGCTTGGTCTTCGGCGACCGCAGCTCAGCCCCGCGCGCCTTCGTGCGCACCAGCGCGCGCCGCACGAAGAGCCGGCCTCGCTCGAGGTCTACATCGTCCCAGGTGAGCGCGGCGGCTTCGCCGCTGCGAAGCCCGGTGAAGAGCAGGAGCTGCCAGAGCGCCCCGTGCTTGGTGCCTTCCGCGGCGCCCGCGAACGCTTCGGCTTGCGCGGGCGAGAGGATCCACTCGCGCCGCTCCGGCACGTGGGCGTCCGCGGGGATCACGATGGCCGCGCGCCCGGACGGCATCAGGAACGGCGAGCGCGAGAGATAGCCCCGGTCCACCGCATCGGCGAGCCGCGCGCGCAGCACGCGGTACACCCGCGCGATCGTGTCGCGGGCGTACGTCCCGACCATGCCGCGGAAGAGCTGCTGCAGGACCGGCGCGGTCAAGCGATCGAGCGGCGTCTTCCAGATCGCCGGCGCCCGGGTGGCGACCCAGAGCCGGAGCGCCTCCTGGTCGCTCTCGATCGTGCGGGGCGAGAGCTCGCGGCCGTGGCGGCCGATGCGGTGCTGCCCGTAGAACTCGGCGGCCCACTGCTCGAGCGTCGGCACGGTGTCGCGCGCCATGCGGGCGGAGAGCCGGCCCTCCGACTTGAGGGCCAGCTGCTGCTTCACCCACTGGTCCGCCGCCTTCCGCGTCGGGAGCACCTTCGCCAGCGTGCGCCGCTTCCCCGTCATCGGGTCAGCGCCGAGCGAGACGCGCGCCATCCACTGCCCCGTGGGCTCCGTCCCGCGCGTGTGCGGGCGGATCGAGCCGCTATCCTTGCGTGCGCGCGAACGCGCGGGGCGGTCGCCGGTCATGTCAGACCTCCGGGGTAAGGGCGTCGGGATCGCCCATGTCGGCGAGCATCTGGGAGAGGATGTCCCGCCAGGCGCGGAGCGCCTCGCGGGTGAAGCCGCGGAAGTGCACCACCGGGTCCTCCACGGTCTCGCCGTCGAAGAAGCGCGGCGTCATCTCGACGCTCGGCGTGATCTCGGTCGGGAACGTGAGGGACAAGGAGCAGTAGTCGGGATCTCCGGGCACCCAGCGGGCGACGGCCTCGAGGTCCACTCGCGGCTGCGGCCGGGACGACGGGTCGATCGAGCCCCGCGGGAAGGCCACCCCGCGGACTTCGTAGTGATGTTCGGCGTAGCGCTCGCGGGTGCGGATCGCCGGGGCGGGCGTGGTGTGAATGGTCGTGGGCATGGTTCAGTCCTCCAGCGGGCTGTTCGAGTAGAACTGCACGCCCGTGACACCCGCAGCCAACGGCCGCTGCCGGGCACGCGCGACGACGTACTGCAGTGCCTCGATGAACCGGTCGAGATCGGCGATCGTCGGCTCCCAGCAGACGACGGATTCCGGCTTCTGCGCCCCCGAGGGGTGCGACGGGTAACGCCGGGACAGCGTGAGGGACAAACAATCCGCGTCCGTGACGGTCTGGATGCCATCCACGCTCACCTCGAGCGTCACTCGCCGCCCGACCGGCAGGCGAAAGACATGAGACTCGCCGATCATCGCGGTATCGACCGACCCATCCTGCGGCCGCCCGGCGTCGGGATGCTTGATCTGGCCGGGGAGCGGGGCGGAGTTTGCCGTCTTCTGGTAGCGCGCCTTCGTCGTCTTCATCGTCTGTCCTGGCCGATTCGGCCGGTGAGTCGCCCCGATGCACGCGAGTCCGGAGGTCGGACATCGCGCCGGGGTGATATTCCAAGTATCTGGAATCTACCGGATATCCGCAAGAGGGGGTATCGTGCCGACGTGCCGCCTGCCCCCACCCTTCGCCTTCGGATCGCCGAGCTCCTCGCGGAGCGGGGCATGACGGCCTATCAGCTGCGCCAAGCGACCGGGGACCGCATTCCGATGAGCACGGCCTACGAGTTTCTCAAGGCCGATCGCGTGCGCGTGCGGCTCGATCAGCTCGCGCTCGTGGCCGAAGCGCTCGAGGTGACACCGGCGGAGCTCTTCGACTACCGACCGGGAAAGCGGAGGGCGTAAGGCGTGCATTTCTGGCATTGGTTCCGCAGCCAGACCCTTGCGGCATGGGTACAGGCATTCGGCGGCCTCTTGGCATTCGGCGCGGCGGCTTGGGCAGCGATCGAGGCCAGTCGCGCCAACGCTCGGGCGAAGGAGGCCGAGCGGGATAGGCTGTCGCTCGAGCTGCTCCGGGAGGCGAGTCTCGCTCTCGCCGATCTGCATGAACCCATGAGCCTGCAGCGTGGCGTCAGCGTGGCAACCCGCGGCTCCATCGGCGACAAGCTGGAAGCACAGCGCATGCAGGGCGAGAGGCTCGCCGCCATCGCAAGGTTGAACGTGGTCGCAATAGCCGTTCAGCGGCGGCTGGTTGATCCAGGCCTGCTCTACGCAGCGCTTGGGCCTTTGTGGTCCGCGTACGGCTGGCTGCCACGCTATATCGAGGGCCAGCAAGCGGCCCGAAGTCAGCCCCATCTCTTCGCGCCGCTGCTCGAGCTGCTTCGTCACCAGCCCCCCTTCTCGGCCAAGGCCTCGTTCGGTGTGTCCGTGACCATGACGGCAAGACCGACGGTCGTCACGCCGCCCGCTCCGCCCGAAGCCCCCGCGCCGCCCAGCGACGCACCAGGCTCAGGCTGAGCGGCGCCAGCGGCTGCCCGCCCGCGAGCGCCCGGAGGAAGAGCCCCAGCTCCGCGTCCGTCCCCACCCCGCCCAGTTGCCCGCACGCCAGCTCCCCCTCGAGGAAGTCGAGCTGCGCCCGCGAGAGCTTGCCCTTGGCCGCCTTGCACTCCCACCAGAAGACCACCGCCCCCACGCGATAGCGGCGGTCCGGGAGCCCCTCGTGGATCCGCGACGCGCGCCGCTGCGACAGTCGCACGACAACACCGCCCGCGGCCGTCACCAGGTCGTCACACTTGGTCTCCACCTCGTCTTCGCGCCGCTCGTCCGTCGGCAACGGCGCCGGTGCCGTCGGCGGCCCCACGGCCGGGTCTGCCTGGCGGACGCGCGCCCAGTCCGCCGGCAACAGCGGCCCGGTGAGCGGCACGCCCGCGGCCCGTCGCGCCGTCCGCTCGGCCGCCATCGCGCGGAGCGTCGCGGGATCGAGGCCCTCCGCCGTGCCGTCTCGCATCAGCTTCGCATCCGGATGTCGCCCAGCCACATGCCCGGGCGGTCGCTCGTGTGGCCGCCGCCCATCGTGAAGTGCCCATTGAGCACCGCGGCCACCGGCTTCGGCTGCGCGAGCCGCGCCACCGCGAGCACTAGCGCGTCCGCCCGGTCCGGCGAGCGCCCCAGCTTCTTCCGCAGCTCCTCCTTCGGCTCGAGCTCCACCCGGCCGTCCTGCGTGAAGCGGTACCGCACGCTCGTCAAGTCGGCCACCAGCTCGTCATCCTCCGGCAGCGAGACTTTCCCCTGCTCGAGGAGCTCGCGAAGCCCCCAGTAAAGCTCCGCGCGCCGATTCCGGAACCGCTGCGGGTCGCTCGCGCCCCCGCCGAACTGCACCGCCTCCACCGCGAAGCGCAGCTGCTTGAGCCGGTCCGCCACGCCGGCCCCCACGCCCCCCGCGTCCACCAGGATGCCCTTCGGCAGCACTTGCCCCGCCTCGTGGATCACCCGCCCGACCGTCACCATCAGGTCCGGCGAGCGCCACAGCGTGAAGCGCTCCACCCGGCCGCCGCGCGCCACACAGACCGCGTTCACGTCGCCCGCGATCGAGCGCGCCACGTCCACCCCGAGCGTCGTCTCCCCCGGGGC